GGGTGTTGTTTGATGGCCTAAGCGTGATACGCCTCATCAGGACGTAACAGAGGCTTAGGCTCTGTATCAGAGGAGGCTGCCGCTACGGGCGAGCTTGTCCTCAACATCCAGCCGGTAGGCCGGATCATTCCGATAGCGAGGATCGGAGATGGCACGAGCAAGTTCAGCCTGGCTACGGAAGCCGGGCTCTGACTTAGCGGCACGGTTGCCGGAGTAGTTCTTGCCTTCGTAACCAACCTCAGCGCCGAAGCGGGCCTTCAGACCCTGGGCTGCCCAATACATCGCCGCATAGTCACCACCGTTCATCACGGAGTCATATGCAGCAATCTCATCGGGAGACAGGTTCTCTCCAGCCCAACCCAGCATCTCTTGATACTGCTGATCACCACCAGCGATCTGCCGGATGCTGTTGACCTGCTCATCAGTGATCTGTGCCTGCTGGACCTGCTCCTGCTGGGAGCGGATGTATTCGGCCCAGGTCTCTACCAGCTCACGGCTGTCGAGTTGGGAAAGGCGCTCGATAGTATCGTCGGAGAGTTGGCCTCCATCAGCAAACTCCTGATTGGCCGCTACAAGCGCCTCCAGGGCCTCTGAATCCTCCTCCTCGTCCTCTTCTACCTCTTCGCCCTCAGAGTACTCTTCCTGGGCCTCCTCGTCTTCTTCCTCTTCGCCTTCCTCTTCAGGCTCGGCGGACTTTTCACCGAGCTTCTTCTGTAGTTCGAGGTAGGCCTTCTCGAGGTCCTCAGCAGACTTGTACTTGCCGGCGTACCGGCCTTCCTCTGCTACTTGGTCACGGGCTCTTTGGTAGCCCTCTTCACGGGCAGCGGACTGGTCGTCCACCAACTTGCTCCCGACATCAAGAGCACGGGCCTCAGCGGCCTCACGTACTGTATCTGCCTCTTGTGGATCAAAGGTGTAGCTAGCCATTAGTGTAGAACGGTGCGTACTGAATTGAATGTGGGGGTCACCCGAGTCTTTGGACCGCCGATCTGGTCACGACCAATGGTTGGACGGATCTTTGGCTTGCGGGCGTATTTGTTAGATGGCTGTGGCGTCTTCTCCGGCTCCTCCTGCAGGGGCTCCGTAGCCTTCGGGGCTGAATCCGGCTGCTCCGTCAGGGGCTTGTCCTTGATTGGCCTGGGCATTCATCATCTCCATAATTTGTGGGTTCTTCTGCGGATCCATCATTGGAGAGCCGGCCAACTGGCCCATCTGCTCCATAACGGTCTGCTGCTGTTGAGCCTGCTGGGATGCTTGCTGCTCCTGGGCCAACTCCTCATCAGTCTTGACTAGGCCGAGGTAATCGATACCTGCAGACGCAGCGAGGCGTTTAATCGCTTCACTGGGCTTCAGGAAGTTACTCATAACCTCAGGACCAAGGGTCTGAGAGATGGTCTGCATGAACAGCATCAGGGCTTCACGATCCTGGGCACGCCCAACACCCTCTAGACCTGCCACCACTGTGGGGAAGATCATTCCTTTGGGGAAGGTTGGGAGCATCTTGGCTCGTTGAAGCTCAGAGAGTTTCCGATTGACGTAGGGCTGCAGGAGCTCGGTGGTTAGGTTGCCCCAGATTCCACCAAGTTGCTCGTTCAGCTCATTCTGTACGGCTCGGATCTCTTCAGCAGTAGTGCGCTCAGACTGACGTACATTCAGGACCAGGAATGCCTCAGCAAGTCGCTGGGTTAGCATCGAGATCATGTCGTATGCAGTCTTGAAGTCAGCGGTCTTACCGACCTGGATGACTCCAACATCGTCCGGGCGACCCTGGATGATTGCGCCGCTCTGGGCCTGGGCCAGTTGATTGGGCTTAGTGGTTGCTGATGGTGATACTGTGAAGATCACCTTGGCAGCAGCTGCACTACCCTCAACGATTGCCTGGCTCAGTGACTCCAGGGACTTCAGATCGCCGAGGTATTCCTCGATACGTCCGCGCCCGTAATCCTCTCCGTCAACAACATTGAACCGCAGGGCCAGCCATTGTGTCTTGCTCTTGGGAGCTGCAGACTCAGTGCCAGGAATGACACGGTCATCAGCCTCCTGATGCCAACGCCACTGACCATCCTGGAGCTTTGCCCAGGTATAGACAGCGATCTCGTTGTTGTGGGGATCTAGTTTAAGGTCGGCAATGGAACCTGCTCCATCGTCGCCTGTATGGTTGTCAGGCTGCACAAAGGCATCTGTCTTTGGGGTCTTCCTGAAGAAGTCCTTAGGCAGGAACTGGCGATCGATAGCCTCGACGGTAACGATCTCAGTGACCGTACCCTCCCCATCCCGAACACAGACGAACCGGTCCAGGGGGTAGAGCTTGATCCCCTTCTTCCCGAGGAAGAGGAGGACATTGCCAGTAACCACCAGATGCTTAAAGGCCTGATGTAGAACGATCCTGTCTGAGGATTCGTTCACATGTTGCATGACCACACGCTCCATCTTAGAGAGCACAAGGTCAATCTCAGAGCGAGCAGCAGCATCCACCTCAGGATCCTGGGCGAGCTTGCCGTCGCTGATTTGAAGTTTGAAGAACTTCTGATTAACAGGGAATAGAGACAGCATCAGCTTTGATGCCATCACATTCACGCCTTTTGCGCCTACTGCTTGCCAGGGGGTTTGCAGCTTTGTCCCAGAAGCGCTCCCCGAAGGGGGCATGAGATAGGGGACACTGAGCCTGGAGCATTCTCGGGCGACATCGAGAAAAACTGATCGATTGCTTGTCAGGCGGGCGTAACGCGCTGCCGCAGTCTGTTCCATTAACCTTTACCTATAGAGAGTCCACCAGCGCTGGAGCCACCCAGGCTCACACCACCAGCACCTGAATTGCCGATGCCGAGGCCTGTGTTGGTAGAGCCAGAGGCAACGGCCTTCTTCTTCTTCTTACGCTTAACCTGGGCCTGGTCGGCACCACCAAAACCGCCAATGCCTCCGCCAGAGCGGGCTGTGGCTGTAGGGGCCTGCCCCTGTTGGGCCATCCACTCCTGCTGCTGGCGCATGAACTCACTGTTCATTGCATCCATAGAGGCCCAGATTGCGGCCTGCTGGGAGGCCATTTCGTTGTTCCAGCCTTCCCAGTCGAACTCGGGAGCGACTGTCCCATCGTCATAAACAGTGCCAGCAGCATTGGACTGCTCCTGAGCGGCAGCGAAATCCCGCTGGTAGTTAGATACTGCCTGGGTAACATATGTGGGGGCGATCGGGTTGTTGACCTTCAGCTTCTCGCTGGGGAGGTAGCCAGCATTAGCAGCAGCAGCACCAGCCCTGGCTGTCTGACCAGTCCTTGCGGTCTGGTTGTAGACACGGTCTACGCTGACACCAAGGTTGGAAGCAACAGCAGCGGCTTCCTTATAGCTGACAGTATTACCGGCG